GAAATTATACAACTTAGAAAGGAATACGTACAAAAATTTAATGACTTGCGTACATAAATTCTTTGAAGAAAACTATGATGAATTAGTGCGAGTTGCACGAAGGTACGTAAGAGATTACGCACACGACTTAGTACACGATTTAGCTATATTTTATTTAGAAGAAGACAGACCTAATTTGCAAGCGATGTGCGAAAAAGGTGAACTTATGTCCTATATATGTCGCACTATGGCAATATGCGGATTTAGTAAAACAACTAGATTCTACTACAAGTATAAAAAACACAGAGAGCCTATAGTCAATTTACCTTTGGCTATGCTTGCTAATAAGGAAAACGATGTTGATAATGAGTATGATACTACTGAGTTAATAGCCTACATAAATAGTATATTGCTTACTATAGATTGGTTTGACGCAGAAGTATTTAGAATTTATTATACTCAAAGTCACTCACTAAAAACATTATCTAATGCAACAGGAATCAGCAAAAGCACCCTCTACAACGCCCTCAGAAAAGCGCAAGAACAAATCAAAGAAAAAGTCAAAGGGTTTAGGAGATACAATAGAAAAGATAACTGAAGCTACAGGAATTAAAGCTGTAGTAAAAGCCGTAGCAGGTGAAGACTGCGGATGCGAAGAACGTAAGGCTTGGTTAAACAAAAGATTTCCCTATGCTAAAACCATGACAAATGGAGATAAGGAGCAATGGGAAACAATACTAAAGCCTGCAATGGACAGGGGAAGACTCTACGCAGGTGAAATGCAATACGTAGTAGACTTATACCATAGAGTATTTGGCGTTAAAAAGAAAAAAAGCAAATGTGGCTCGTGTATGTTAGGCTACATGAAAGAATTGGAAAAGGCATACGAAGCCTCTTGCGATGAATAAGATTTTATGCCCTGCTATACTTGACGGATATACTCGTAGAAAAGACAGAAGTGTAAGTCTACGATTTATAACGCAAGAAAAAACTTCGTCTGAGATTATGGACATAGACGCAACGCTAGATCAATTTGGCATACTCTATTTTAGAGGCGAAGAAAAAATGAATACTGACGAAATAGAGGAACTAGATAGTATTGACCTAGACGTATATGATGAACCTAAGTCACAGTCACAACGTCTAAGGAATGTTTTATATATACTATGGAAACAAGACGGTGAAAGAGGTGATTTTAAAAAATACTATAAGCAAAAGACTGAAGAAATTATACAACACTTCAAGAATAAGCTAGACATTGAAAACAACAATAGATAACAATGAAAGAATTTATATATCATGCTCTAGGAATATGTGGTGAGCATACACACCCACACCTATTAAATATGTCTTTAATACTTCTAGTAAGCTATGTAGTATATAAAAACTATCAAAAAAAAATACAATGCCATTTACTAAAGGAGAATCAGGAAACCCTGAAGGAAGACCAAAGGGTACGCCCAACAAAATAACACAGGAAGGTAGGGAGCTGTTTATTAAAATAATGGACGGACAGGTAGAGCATATAGAAGACGAGTTAGCACTACTTAGGGAGCAAAGCGGAGAAAAATACTTAAAGGCTTTAGCGTCACTATTCCCGTACTTTATGCCTAAGATGGTAGAAACTAAAATAGAAATTAATGAGCCTAGAACAGAACCAAGTTGGTTTGATGATGTACTAGAACGTAACGATCAAAAAGACGATATAAATGAGTGAAATAAAAGAAGTAGAATTTGTAGAGCAAAAGGAATATAACGTACTACAACTTAACGATTTTGGCGACTGCTTAATAGGCATAACCCACGAAGCTAGACCTAGAGCTATTTACAGCTTAGATAAAATACTAAAGCAAATTATGAAACAAAAGAAATGCAAGCGTGATACAGCGTTTAAGCATTTTGAGTTAGAAATGCGTATGCCTTTGTTTGAGCAACGCAATGCACCTGTTTATTTAAACGACATTTCTGCATGATACAAGGCTTCTGTTTCGGGGTTATCTTTGTGCTTACGTTAGCTGACCTGGTGTATAAGATAAACCACTACGACCAGGTAGATACAAACAACGCTGTATGCGTAATTTTTTCTTTGCTAGGCGTAATAGCTTCGCTATGGTAAATGAAGCAGCCAAAAACATACTACGATCTAAAAGCGTGTAAGAAAAGGGTTGCTGTATTTCAAGGTGGTACACGTAGTGGCAAAACCTACTCTATTATACAGGTACTTATAGAATGGTGCTTTAATAACACAAATTCAGGTTGGCTTATTACTATAGTGCGTAAATCTTATCCTAGCCTAAGAGCAAGTGTGCTACGAGATTTTTTACATATACTAAAAGAAAACGATTGGTATGACGAGCGTTATCATAACAAGACAGAAAGCACCTACGACCTATGGGGTACTAAATGGGAGTTTATAAGCATAGACCAACCACAAAAAATAAGAGGTGCTAAACGTAATATCTGTTTTATCAATGAGGCTAACGAATTACACTTAGAAGACTTTAGGCAACTAATACTACGTACTACAGACAGAATGATATTAGACTATAACCCATCTGACGAATACCATTGGATTTACGATGAAGTTATACCTAGAAACGATGCTAACTTTTTTAGAAGTACGTACTTAGACAATCCGTATTTAGGTCAAGACACTATAGACGAAATAGAACGCCTAAAGGAAAGTGACGAAAACTATTGGAGGGTTTACGGACTAGGACTAAGAGGTAAAAGCAGAGAAACTATATTTGAAACTAGCATATACAGCGAGCTACCTGATAAGGCAAAGCTAGTAGCGTATGGTTTGGATTTCGGTTTTAGTAATGATCCGTCAGCACTAGCTAAAGTATACCTATGTGACAACGGACTATATATAGAGGAAGTTATATACCAGGGTGGGTTAACTAATAGCGACATAGCAGAAAAGCTAACTGATTACGGAGTAGGTAGGCATGACGAAATAATAGCAGATAGTGCAGAACCTAAAAGTATAGAAACTATACATAGAATGGGTTTCAATATAAAACCGTCAAAAAAAGGTGCAGATAGTATTAGGGTAGGTATTGACACTATGCGTAGACATAAGCTACATATCAAAAGCGACAGCTTAAACGCACAAAAGGAATTTAGGAATTACAAATGGAAGACAGATAAAAACGGTAAAATGCTTAGTACACCTGTAGACGAATACAATCATATTATAGATGCGGTTAGATATGTATGTTTAAATAAGATACTAAGACGCACAGGTAAATATTATATACAATGAGCAAAATACAAATTACTATACCTGAAAGTTACGCTGACGTATCAGTCAAACAATACAAGCGTATGATGTCTGAGCTTAAAGACGTAGAAGAAGAAACAGAAATAGCTATGCGTGCTGTAGCTGCTTTGTGTGACCTTGACAGAAAAGTTTTAAATTATGCACCTGTAGACGAAATAGCAAAATGTATAAAAGCTATTACCTGGTTAATACAAGAGCCTGATATAACAAAGTGTAATATACCACTACAAAAAACATTTGTGTTAAATGGTGTAGAATATGGTTTTATACCTAATTGGACTAAACTAACAGTAGGTGAGTTTGCTGACATAGAATCGTACACAAGTGATACATACAACAACTTAGAAAAAATAATGGCTGTCTTGTACAGACCTGTGACACAAAAGAAAGCAGACGAAAGTTATAGTATAGAAGCATACGAACCACACCACACAAAACAAGAGGCTATGCTAAATTGTAAAATGGACGTTGTTATAGGTGCTATGGTTTTTTTTTATCATATAGGCAGGGAGTTTGTGAAAGATATGCCCCACTATTTCAAGAATCAGAAAAACAAGAAAGTAACACGCTCCACACAAAATGGGGTTGGTATGGTATCATACATTCGCTCGCTGATGGGGATATAACTAAAATGAATGACGTAACCCTTATATATATAGATGAAGCACTAACTTTTTTGTGCTACGAAAAAGACTTAAACCTACAAAGCAAAGTAAAAACAAATGCAAACAGTAGTAGACGTAAATAAGATTTTTGAAGAAATAGCAGCTAATCATAAGCAGCTACAAAAATTCTATACATATAGTTTAGACGATTTAGATATAGACAAAATAGACGTAAACCTATTTCCTTTACTATATGCACAATGCACTAGCGCAGACATAGATGGCGGTGCAACTACATTTACATACGAAGTAATAGTAGCTGATTTAGTCATAGAAAAACAGACTGACGAAAACCAGGATAACGTAACTCAGGTGTATGGCGAAACTCTATTAATTATGCAAGACGTTATAGCGCAGTTTGTGTTTAACATGAACAGTCAATCTATTCTAAACTCAGAAATACCTAATACGGTATGGGGTTTTGATACACCTATTTCATGTGATCCGTTTACAGCACGATTTGACAATATGCTCACAGGGTGGTCAACGTCTTTTAATATTACAGTACCAAACGCTCTAAACCTTTGTATTGCCCCTTTCTCTTAAAATAGAATTACAAGACGAAACTAAAGACTTAAAATTAGTTTATACTGAGCCTGCTTTAAAGAAATTTTCTAAAGAAGTAATAAGGCGTGCTAGAATTTCTTTAGCTAATAGCAAGACTAATAGTAGTGGTAATTTAAGCAATAGCCTAGCTAGTATGATTAGTGTAGATGACGATAATAAAATACAGCTAGTTTTTGATGCGCCTGATGCTCCATACTATGCGTATGTAGACAAAGGTGTAAAAGGTAAAATTAGCAGCGCAAAAGCACCACAATCACCTTTTAAATTTGGTTCGGGCAAAGGTCAAAAAGGCGGTCTAAGAAAAGGCATTAGAGATTGGATTAAGACAAAACCTATAAAACAATGGAAAAATAAAGAAACAGGTAGGTTTATGTCTTACGATGCTATGGGTTATTTAATAACTAAGTCAGTTTATTTGTATGGGTTAAAGCCTAAGTATTACTACACAAATGCCTTAGAGCGCACTTTTAACAAGCACGTAGGTAAAATAGAAGATGCTTTAATAGAAGACTACCAAGACTTTTTTGAGGACAATTTTACAGGTGATTATAAAATTACAATAGATATATAATGGCGTACACAATAGAACAAAGTTCAGCACAAACCCCTAATGTACAAGGCGTATCTGACGACATATATTACGTAGTAAGAGATACTGTTAACAATAGCGCACCTAAATTTAGATACTTACTTAGAGTAACTATAGATAGCGTAGTAATAGGTACTTTTAAACAATTACCTAATAACGCTAATTCTGCTGCTTTTTTAATACAAAACATACTAAACGACTATGTAAAGCAAGACGCAAACATATTTGAACAAACCACAAACGGCAAACCGTTTGCTACAAATAGTAACGCTTTAAAAACTGTATCGTTAGAGTTTGGCTACGAAAAAGCGTTAACAGCAGACGATGCACCTACACAAACATTTTTACCGTCTTTAAATACTACATTAAGAATTGTAAATGGTTCATTAAGATCACAATTACAAAATAGTTCTGTAAATAACGAAGTAACTAATTACAATTTTGACGGCACAACTAAACAATTTATTTCTGTTGTACCTCCTGGCAAAGACGGTGTATATCACCAAGACGTTATTGTAGATCAATCAGGCGCATTAGCTTTTTTAAATGGTGACGATGTAGGTAGTCCAGATTCTAATTACTTTCATGTAACGTACTATAACGATGCAGGCGTAATGACTACAGGGTTTTTACAAAACGTAGCAGCAAATGGAGGAGCTAATCCTGTTGCGGGTTTATCTGACGATGAAAGCCTAATTTACTTTCGTTGTTTTCCTAAAAACTTAGAGTTACAAAATATAAATACGTCATTAAGACCTAGCAATAATTTAAATTTTACATATTACGATGTACAGGTTTCTAATTCCTCTACATTAACAGGTAACGAAAAAAGTGCTATCTATAGATTCCATAATTTATGTAATACTAGATACAACATACAAGGCGTAGATATGTCTAATAGTCAATATTTCTTGTATTGGTGGAATGAATTAGGTGGGGTAGACAATTTACTACTAGACGCAGCTAGTCAAGTATCGCAAAACGTAAAACGAAATACTTATAGAACAATAGGTAATAACGCATTTTATGCAGGTGCAGGCACAGCTTTTAGTGCGCCTCCACAACAAGGCGGTTTAAAGTCTGCAAAAAATTTAACTACTACTACACTAACATTAAATACGAGAGAGCAAAACCCTGAACGCTTAAATTATTTAATACAATCCCTAGTCAATAGTCCGTCAGTATATATTAGGATGCCTGATGTAAGTAATGACGTAGTAAACATACAACAGCCTTTATACGGAGTAAATTCAAATACAGCTCCTATTGTTAAATGTGTAATAGTTGATACGCAAATAAAATATAACTCGTCTATATCTGACAAGCTATCAGGCTATACGATAACATTAGAAATAAGTAAAAGAAAACCAACTGTAATATAATGGTAGAAGTAGTAGTTACAGCGCAAAATAGTTCTGATCAAATAAGGCTTGACGTTCAGCAACAGCCTGTAGAATTTAATTACGCAATACAAGAAATGCGTGACATAAGTAACGTGCGTGCGCCTTTTTCGTTTACGTTCACTTGCCCTATGACTGATAAGAATAATAAATTTTTCGGTTCTTACTATGACGTTAATTTTGATAGTGCATCTTTTAATCCACAAATAAAGACTGACGTACAAGTATTTGATAGTGGTATATTAATTCTGCTAGGATCGTTAGAGCTAATTAGTGTGGACATAACTGCACAAAAATATAGTGTAACAATACTGTCAGAAGTAGCTACGTTATTTAGCGTAGTAAAAGATATGTATTTCGAAGACCTATTTGTTAACGATGCAGGTTTAATAGATACAGACCTTGACCATGTTTTAACAGCAGAAAATATCACTAATTCATGGAATACTTCAAACGACATAACTATAGGTCAAGTTGGTGCAGGCGTTATAGTATATCCTCTAAGTGATAACGGTTTAGGGTTTGGTGACGAAGACGGTTTAGGTTTTGCATTAAATAATAACGGAGAAGGTGACAA